GAACGCTCACGCTGACCGTGAGCAGCACGGCGAGCGCCGTCTCCACTTGGTACGACGCCTACCGCGCAGCCACGCCAAAGGGCGTGCGCCTCACTTGGTCGAACGGAACTTACAGCGCGCACATTCTTGCCTACATCGTTCCGACAGAAGTCCAGCAACTCGCTGGAGCAGAAGACGGGCTGACCACGATGGCCGTCACCGGCACGCTGGTCTACGACACGGCGAGCGCCAAAAGCCTGCGCATTGTTGTGAACAGCGATCTATCAGCCCTGCCATAACGCAGGAGAGAGGGGGGAAAGATGACGCAACAGAAGCCAGACTTCCGCACCGTTGAAGTTTCGCTCAGCGCGCCGTTTGACGGATGGAAAGCCACGATGAAAGCCGAGGGCGTACCAGCCCGCGTGTTTATTGAACTGCAAAGTGGGAACGTGGAACGATCGCTCAGCGCGGTTGAGCGACTCATCGTCAGCCATAACTTCCTTGACGAAACCGGGCAGCCAGCGAAGAGCGTGCTTGATGCGCCGATGGATGCACTCACAGACTCGATCACGAAGTGGAGCGACGCGGTAGCAGCACTCCCCCCTCGATAAGACTCGACGCCCAGCGGCTGGCGGCGGGTCGATCCATTGCGCCGCACCCGCTCATCCTTGCGCACCTGCTCGGGCGAGAGTTCGGAGTTGCGCCCCACGAAGTCCTAGAATGGGAAGCCCAGGACTTCCAACGCGCCGCAACGCTGCTCGGAGACCTGCAACCAAAGGAGACCCGTGGCCGCCACTGATTCGATCACCCTGGAAGTCAGAACAGACAGGGCATACGACTCGCTCCGGCTCGGCTTTCTCAAAGCCGATAACCCCTCAGCGTTCAAGCGCCTCTCTTCCTTCGCAACGCTTAACGCAGCGCGCACGCTGCAGAAGCCAATGCAACAGGAAGCGCCACGCGGAGAGACCACACGGAACCCAGGGCGCTTGCGCCGCAACATCAAAGCCCGCGGCGTGCGCTTCAGTAAGCCTGGCGCAGTGGTCGGCATCAAGGGCGGGCGAAGCGGCGTGTTCTACGGCTGGTTCGTGACTTCGGGGCGCGGACCAGTGCGCCAGACAAAGGAAGGGCCGAAAGCGGTGACGCCAGTAACAGGGCGGCCATTTGTGATCGAGACCGTCCGCCGCGCGGGTATGCTTGAGAAAGCGCTGGAAGCCTTCAGCGGAACCGTTGAGAAGTTCCTGAACGATGAACCGTTTAGGAATACGATCCTGAAGTTCAAGAGAGGGAATCAACGCTAATGGCATTCGGATCAGACCGCTCCGCCAACTTTGTCGTCAAAGCGAAAGACGCCGCAACCGGACCGCTCGGAAAGATCGGCGGCGCGATGGGGAAACTCAAGAGCGCAGCCGGGGCAGCCTTCAAAGCAATCGCCGTCGGCGCGGTAGCAGCGGCAGGAGCAGTCGCAGCCTTCACGCTTGGCGCGATCAAGTCAGCCGCGGAGGATGAGAAAGCCACCATACGGCTCAACGCCGCACTCAAAGCCAGGGGACAGAACCTCGACACCCTCGGACCAAAGATCGACGATCAAATCAAAGCGCTGCAGCGCCTGGGCGTAACGGATGACGAAGTCCGCGCAGGGCTGGAAGTCGGCTCCCGATTCTTCAAGAATCAAAATAACCTGCTCAAAGCGAACGAAGTCGCAGCGAACATCGCAGCCGCAACCGGGAAGGACCTCGGCACAGTGATGCTTGCGCTCGGAAAGGGCACGCAGGGGAGCACACGCGCACTCGCCAGCCTGGGCATTGAAGTCGAAAAGGGAGCGAAAGCCCAGGACATCCTGCGCGCAGCGAACGAAAAGTATCAGGGCGTGGCGGAGGAAATCGCCAACAGCACGAGCGGGAAGTTTACGGCTGCACAAATCGACCTCAACGAAAAGATTGAAGCCTTCGGCGCGAAGTTCCTCCCAGCGGTCAACGAAGCGCTTACGTTCTTTACCGAGACAATCCTACCGATGGTCACACCGGCGCTTGATTTCCTCGGGGAATTGATCTTCAACGTCGGTAACGCCTTCGCAGGGAAGGGCGGCATTGTCGAATCCGTCGGAAAAGTCGTCGGCCCGTTGATTGAAGACTTGATGCCCACGATTGAATCAATCGCAGGAGCGATCGGCGGACTCTTTGACGCGGTCGGGCAATTGATCGGCGCGCTCTGGGGGGACGGGAACGGAGCGCTTGCCAACGTCATCAAAATCATCGGCGGACTGTTCAAGGGGCTGCTTGATTTCATCAAGCCAGTGATCGATGCCTTCGCCTGGATTATCAAGAACCTTGCTGGCATCCTTGAATTCTTTACTGCGAGCGGGAAGACAAAGCCAGTCGCAACTCCGCAACCGGGACAGCCAGGCGGAACCTACACGCCAGGCGGCGGCACGAGCGTCACCACGAATACGAATCTCTACCTCGACGGAAGGGTTGTCGCCAACAGCACAAACTCCTACCTGGCAGGCCAGGCGAACGCCGCAACAGGCTCCAGGACCAGCGGGCGATCCTACTAATGGCGACCGCGCCATTCAGCCTCTACGTCGATCTTCCCGCGCTCGCTTCGGCAAGCCGCACTGCATCGACCGTCACGATCATCACGAGCGCAGCGCACGGGCTGAGCACAGGCGCATACGTGCAACTCGAGGGCGCAACCGGAAGCGCAGGGACCTCAATGAACGGGGTCTACGCGGTCACGGTTACCAGCGGATCAGCCTTCACCTTTACCGCCGCGGGGAGCGCAGGGACCGCCACGATTGGCTCTGCGGCAGTTTCGCAGGACCTGCTCAATCCGCCGATCAACTACGCCGTCGCGGACAGACAGGCCGCCGCCTACGCGATCCCAGGAAGCCTGGCGATGAGCGCAGCGGGCGACGGAAACTCCAGCACGATGTCGATGACGGTCGCCCAAGACGATACCCCGAGCGGCGGACCGTGGTGGGCGACAGTTCCAGACCAGGCACGGGTCCGGCTTTACAAGACAGCGACAGGGACCACGCCTGCAGACGCCGATCTATACTTCATCGGCACGATTGCGAACGTGAGCGCCACGCTCAACGGAGCGGGCCAGGGAACGCTTGCCGATATCAGCATCGACGAAGTCAACGCCATCCTCGACAAACTCGTCGTCATCGGACGCGAAGTAAGCGCAGTCAACCCGATCTCAGAGGGCGGATTCGTGCGGACCGGCGGAAACACAGTGGAAGTCACCACCGCAGCGACGCATTACTACCCGATCGGGCAGCAAGTCACGATCAGCGGAGTCATCGGCGGTGGAGGAAATATGAACGGAACGTTCACCGTCGCAACGCTGCCATCCTCTAAGAAATTCACCTATACAAGCAGCGGAACGAACGGGACAGGAGACTCCTGGACCACGCCAGCGACGGCTGCGCTGAAAAACAAAAGCCTGCAAATTGTCGTGCTCACATTTTCAGCCGCTCACAATCTCAAGACAGGGGAGACAATCTTCCTGCGCAACTTTGTCGGAACAACCGACAAATTCACTAATCAACTGAACACGTCCTTCAGCGGCGCTTCAATGAAAGTGACCAGCGGAACAGCCATCGAAATCACAATGGCGACGCCGCTCACCAATACTCAAACGGTTAGCACGAAGGGCCAAGTTCAGGGCGAAGCAAAGATCGTGCCGGTTGGCGGATCAACAGCGCAACAGAACTTCACCGTGGTCGGCGGGCTCTCGGAAGACTCAGCCGCTCAGTTGGCACTCTCACGGCTCAACGGATACAAAGACGATGACCCTGCAGTTCAACGGCTGTTCAACACAGCCAGCACCACAAACGTCACAGGCGCTGGCTCCAACAGCGCCAACAGCATCGGGATCACCATCCCGGCTGGATCACTGCGATCAGTCCTCGATGGAATCGTGGAAGCCTACGCGGGCGAAGACAAAAAGCAGCGCCGCTATTGGATTGGACTGGACCGCACGCTCTACTACAAGTTGGTTGACCCAAATTCGGTTCCAACTTACGCCACCGCTCCGTACAAGATCATCACCACAGGAACGCAGGACCCGGATACGACCACGGGAGCAGCGACGCTGATCCCGTACAGCCTGCAAGTGAACTATGACCACAACACGGTCAAGAGCGGACTGTTCAATATCAGCGCGGAGACCGGAACGGGCGTCTCAAAGATTCAGACGTACAGGGACGCAGGATACACGGAGCGAAAGGGAGCGCCGGTGTTTGATGACGTCGTCGACTACCCCACAAGCGCGAAAGACGCGGCAGGCGCAGTCAGCCGCGCAGCGAAGTCCTACTTCCTGGAACAGCACGCCCCGCTGCAGACCATCACGTTCACGCTGCGCGGAGCAGGAACAGCCGCGCATAACGCGGACGGCTTCTCCGCTGGTTACTACCAGACTGGAGCGTTCTCGTTTGCCTTGCGGAAGCGATGGGAACCGGGCCAATGGGCCAGCATCACGTGCGCGGAACTTGGACTCAGCGGGCTCTACCGCGTGGAGCAAGTCGACTGGGCGCTGCAACCCGGCTCCTTCTTCCAGGAGATTACAATCACAGCCAACAGGCGCAACCCAAACAACCTCGCCAACATTGTGAAGAGGAAGCGATAAATGCCACTGCTCGGAAGTGACGGCGGATTCCAGGCGGACAATCGCGGCGGCTTAATTGACGAACTCGGGAACACGGTCGTCTCATCCAGCACCAACTTTGCCGCATCGCCACTTGGCGTGGCCGCGCGCACGCAGGCGCTCTACGGCATCCCAAACGCAACCTTCAACCTCACGCCGCCAGACCCAGCGGAGCCGATCGTCGCCAATCAAAACGACCTACCCTACTGGGGCATTGAGAATCTAAGCGACGGGCAAATCACAGCGACGACCATCTTTGATGCGACCACACAGACGTGGGGCGTTGAACTCAACCCAGGAACGGCGGCAAGCGGTTCAACCCTAAGCCTCGCCACGCGCTCCTATTTGATCACAGACGATAACCTCGCCCTCCGCCAGAAAGCGCTGGCCGTGCTTGCGAAGAGCGGAACAGCGGCGGTCAGCACCCAGTGGAACCTCAGCCTGAACGCCATCTACTACGACGCCAACGATACGGCGCTCAGCACGGCCATCATCGGAACCGTCTACGACACAGGCACGTGGACCTCGCTGGCTGGAACGACCACGCCAGGCGGCTCGGCAATCAACGCAGCGGCGCAATACGTCGACCTCACATTCACGATGACCACTACCGCGGCAGTAACCGGATCAGCGAAAGCGACGATCAAAAGCCTGCTGCTCAGCACGAGTTCAGCCACCTCTGGCAGTTTCGTAATTGCCGAAACCTTCACGGCAAACAGCACGTGGACTCGACCAGTGGGAGTCGATTATCTGCTCGCCGTTGTCGCCGCTGGCGGAGGCGGCGGCGGCGGGGGCGGCGGCCTGTTCCTGAATGCTGGCAACGATGGATCTGCACAGGGCGGCAACGGAGGAGCGGGCGGCAATTACTACATCGCTCGTGACTTTCCACTTGGAACGGCTCTAAGTTTCAGCATTGGCATTGGAGCAGGCGGTGGAGGGGGCGCAGGAACTGCAACCACAAAAGCATCAGGCAGTGGCGGCGGAAACCGCTCTGCAGGGGGCGCGGCTGGTGCTGCCGGCGGAGCAACCACCTTTGGATCAATCTTCACCGTAAACGGCGGCGGCGCTGGCGCAGGGACTTCAGTATCCGGCACGCAAAACCTTGCGCAGCCTGGAACGTCAGCAACCACATCTGTGTACGGCGGCTCCAACGCAATCGGCGGCAGGGGCGGCGGGTTCATTACGGGCGGCTCATCGGTGCCGCTTGCGGGCGACCTTGCTGGCTTCACGATTGTGCCCTATACCCCGACGATTGTCGCTGCCAACACCGCTGGAACCCCGACCGTCACCGGTGGCGTCACTGCAAGCGGCGCTGGAGGCACGAGCACCGCCGGATTTGGTGGCGGGGCTGGCGCAGGGGGAACAGCCAGAGCGCAGGCGGCTCCGGTGGGCGGCGCAGGAATGGCTGGCATTAGCGCAGGCGGCGGCGGGGGCGGCGGGCTTGCCGTGTATGTATCAACGCTTGGCACGGTGACCGGCACGGCGGGCAATGGCGCTAACGGAGCGGCCAACATTTCAGGCGGCGGCGGGGGCGGCGGTGCGGTAGCAGCCTCTGGAGGAATCAACTGGCAAAATACCGTCGTCACAATTGAATCAGGCGCAGGCGGCACAGGCTCAAGCGGCTTCGTAACGGTGGTCTATGTCGCCTAACCGATACGCCTTCATCAACGCGGAGAGCACCGTGGTGAACTGCATCACCGGAGCGATCAGCGAAGCGCAACGCGCGCAGTTCCTCGCGGACTACGGCGTGCTCTTTGGCGCAACGGCGATCATTGAAATAAGCCAGGACACGCCAGTGTGGATCGGCGGCTCGTATACTGACGGCGAGTTTCTGCCGCCACCAGCGCCAGAACCAGAGCCAGCACCAGAGCCTCTGCCAGAGCCTCTGCCTGAGCCGCAACCGGAGCCTGAAATCTGATGGCCACACAGAGCAGTCGCAACGATGAAATCCTCCAGCGGCTCGACCGCATCGAGAGAGACCTCGGCACGATCAAACTGGAACTGGCGGAGACCCGCGGCGCTTACCGGCTCGCCAAGTTTGTGATCGCGCTGCTCGGCGTCAGCGGCCTCGGCGGGCTTACGGCCTGGTTCGCAGGACAGGGGAAGTGACCCTCACCGTCCGATCGCAACTAGGACTCGCGGAGCGGCTCGGCGTCAAAGCGATGGATGACTGCGGACCGGCAAGCCTCGCCACCGCTGCAACCTTCCTGGGGCTGCCTACGACCACGAAGGAAGCCCACAAAGCCTGCGCCCAGGCTGGGCGAGTCGACACGCCCACGGGCGCGGAGGGCACGAGCGCGGCGCAACTCGCCAAAGCGGGGAAGTTGCTGGGGCTGAATGCGCGCAACGTTTACGACTGGAGCGAAGCCTCCAATCAAGTCAAAAACGGAGCGGCGCTGATCCTGAATATTCAGGCAAGCCAGAAGAGCGTCCCCGAGGGGCTGCGATCCAAATGGCAGCGGGACTATTGGCGGAAGAACCCACTCGCCACCTACGGCCACTACGTGGTGCTCGTCTGGGAAGGGACCGGCTGGCAATACGCCTGCCCTACAATGCAGGAAGGGAAGCCAGGGCGGAGCGCCACGCCACAGGAAGTGCGGACGCTTCGGGACTCAAAGGGCGCGGCGGGCTTCCCCACGCCGCCCGCAATGGTGCTCGTGCACAGAAAGTAGGAGACCAATGGAAAGCCTTACCAGCGACCTCTTCAACGCGCTCATCGTGGCGCTCGTTCCGGTCGGGATCGGCGCGCTTGGCTGGCTTGCCAGGAGCGTTGTCGCCTACCTGAAAGCCCGCCTCGCAGCGGAGCACTACGCCCTCGTTGAGCAGATCGCAGCCTCCACCGTCGCAGCGATCAACCAGACTCTCAACTCCAAAGCGGGAGAGGAAAAGAAAGCCGCCGCCATCGCCCTCGTTCGGGCGGAGTGCGCCAAGCGCGGGATCACGCTTGATGAAGCCGCGATCGGGAACGCGGTCGAAGCCGCCGTCTACCGCGCGAAACTCGGGGCTTGACGCTGGCTATCTGACCCGTCAGGATTCGACCAGGCGAGTAGCCGCGCCAGAGAGAGGAGCAGGATGGAAGGAAAACGGAAGGGGCCGCGGTGCGCCCTTTACGCGCCCAAGTTAAACGAAGCGGACCTGGCAAGCCTTCGGGCCGCGCTAGGGTCGCCAGAAGTAACTGGCTCGTCAATCTTCCGCTGGCTTGAACAGCGGGGCGTGTCAATTTGCGTTGAAACCATCAAGCGCCACCGAAGGCGCGAATGCTACTGCAGGAGGGAAAGCGAATGACAGACTTCAGCGAATTCCAGGAGCACGATGAACTCGCGGAACTTAAAGCCGCGCATAACCGGGTCCTGCGGACCCTTGCGAAAAAGGAACGCCAGACGGAGGAACTAGTCGAAGCGGTCTACCGCGCGGCGAAAGACGCCGCGGTGGGAATGAAGATCGCACCGGTGCCAGCCCCAAAGCCAGACAAACGGAAGGGGAAGCGCGAAGTTGCGGTCGTTCAACTTAGCGATTGGCAGTTAGGGAAAAAGAGCGCGGACTACGACATCGATGTCGCAGCCAAGCGCATCGCGCTGCTCGCAGCCAAAGTCAAGCGGGTCGTTGAAATCCAACGAAAGGACCACCCGGTCGACGAAGTGAACATCTTGCTCACGGGAGACCTCGTCGAGAGCGACGGCAATATCTTCCCGGGCCAGGCTTACGAAGTGGAAGCGGGCGGGCTTTACGTTCAAATCTTTAAGGGCGCGGAAATCCTCGCAGGCTTCGTGCGAACGATGGCAGCGATCTTTCCGACCGTCAAAGTTTACGGGGCCATCGGCAACCACGGACGGCTGGGACGCTTCAGCGATCACAGCCCAGAATCCAACAGCGACGCGATCCTCTACAACATCGCACGCCAACTCGTCGGCGGAGAAAAGCGCGTGCAATGGAAGGAAAGCCTCACCGTTGGCGGGCGACATTGGTACGACACGCTGGAACTTCCAGGCGGCAAACTCGGAATGATTGTCCACGGCGATCAGTTCAGGGGCGGACTGGGAATGCCCTGGTACGGCGTCGCCAAGAAAGCCAGCGGCTGGCGCTTGAGCGTCGCACCGTTCACGCATCTCTGGTTCGGACACTGGCATCAACCCGCGCGCCTCGTGTTGGCGGACGGGAAGATCACTACGTGGTGCAGCCCTTCGCTTGAATCGAGTAACCGCTTCGCTCAGGAAGTCGTCGGCGCGAGCGGGGAGCCGGGCCAGTGGCTGATGTTCTTTGACGCCGAGGGCGAAGTCAGCGCGGAGTATTTGATCAGGCTGCGATGACGCCGCCGTTCATTCACAGCGCGCCAGAACCGCCCAAGCCTGCCTGGTGCTCCGTTTGCGGAGACCAGACGCGCACCTGGAAGTTCTCGGAGGAACCCGTGCGCCTCGCAACGGGCCACACCGCGGTGGTCGGTTTCGGGCTTTGCCAGGAATGCATCGCCACGGTGCTAGGCTTGATCGAAGAGGACGATGACCACGCTGGCCCAGCCAGCGACCCCCCAGCCTGACCTCCTCCAGGCTGGGGGGATAAGCCCGCCATCAACGACCACACGAGCGCCCAGAGTCGGCAGTTTGGTAGTGGGCGTAGTGGAAAAAAGCGCCCAAAAACGGCAAAAAGCCGGAACTACCTGGGAATGCCTGGGACCACCTGAGCAAAAGCCCGAAAAGGGGAGGAATACCTGGGGCATCGTGGGGCTACCTGGGCGAAAGCCGCGAAAAGCCACCCCTACCTGGGACCACCTGGGAATAACTGCCAAAAACGCCCAAAAAGCGCCCCTGTCGTGGGGCTACGAGGACCCCAAGCGCACCCCAGGGGCGCCCAGCCGCACAGCCCGAAAATAGGGGATTGACGGGACGGAGCGGGACCGTTTACGATACCCCTACCAGGGAGGAACCCCGCCAGACGGAGGGGCCTGGAACAGGAGGAAAAGATGAGCGCAACGAAGATCACGAAGGGGAACGTCAACCGGGCAAAGATGATCCAGCGCGAAGTAAGCCGCGCCTCGGATCGCGCACTTGACCAGCACGAGTACCTCGAGAGGATCGACTCCACGCTGGCCCTGGAGTTGCTCGCAGCGATCGATCAACTCCGCGCAACGGAGCGGGCGATCGGACACGCGATCAGCACCTACGAAGATGAGCGCGACGCAGGCGCAACGTTCCGCCCAGAGACCCTGGACTGGCACCTCAGCCCAAAGACCGGAACATTTGTGAAGACGGAGGGACGATGAGCAGGAAGACAGACGCGCGCTGCTGGAACTGCCAGAAGCGCATCAAAGTCGACAGCGACAACAACAACATCTACACGCGGATTTGCCGCCGCTGCGAAAGGGGGATCAAGTGAAGACGCTCCAGGAAGCGGCCACGGTCGCAACTTTCATCGCAGCGATGGTGCTGCTCCTCGCGCTCGGGTCAATGCAATGAGACTCGACAGGAGCACGCAACCGGTGACGATCACGGACCTCCGCGGGCTTGGCGCGAAGAGCACCATCCGCGCCAAGCGCAACCAGGCGCGCAACCGGGCGAACATTGCGATCAGCATCGCAGTCATCGCAGCGGGCGCGATTCTGGCGGCGACGAACTAGGGGAGGGCCCAATGCCAGTCTACGAGTACCGCTGCGGCGAGTGCGGCGCACGGGAGGAGCACACGCACTCGATCCACAATACCTACACGCCGCGCTGCGAAAAGTGCGGGCGTTGGATGCGCCTGCTTTACACCCCGGCTGCTTCCGTTTTCGTCGGGGACGGCTGGGCAAAGAAAGACAGAAAGAAGGAGGGCAAATGAGTAAGCAGTACGAGTTCGTAAAAGCGGAGCAGCGCAGCCCCGAGTGGCACGCGCTCCGAAAGGATGGGATCACGGCCACGGACGCCTCGGTCATTGCGGGGCACTCGCCCTACAAGACGCCGTACCGCCTCTGGGCGGAGAAACTCGGCTACGTCGAGTCAGCCCCAGTCGGAGCAGCGGCGCACCGCGGCATCCTGCTGGAGCAGGCGGTGGCGGATTACTACGAGGCGGAGACCGGGCGGAAGTTGAAGCGATCCAACGGGATCGTCCGACTCAAAGAGTTTCCCTGGGCGATGGCCAGCCTGGACCGCACGATCGTCGGAGAGACCGGGCTCGTTGAAATCAAAACGAGCACGAGCCCCCGCTGGACCCTTCACCCGGTCCCGCCGGAAGTCGAGGCCCAAGTGCAATGGCAAATGTTCGTCACGGGAGCGCCCTGGGTCGACATCGCCGTCTTGCTCGGCGGGCTCGTTTTCAGGATTGAGCGCGTCAAAGCGGACACGGACTATCAGTTCACGCTTTACCAGAAAGCGCTGGATTTCAGGAAGATGCTCAAAGACTGCACGCCCCCACCGGCGCAGGGGGAAGACAGCGACGCGCTCGCAGCGGTGAACCCGCAACGCAACGAAGACATCGAAGTCGCAACGGCCAGCATCGACCGGGTCGCGCGGCTTTACGAGGAGCACCAATACGAGGCAAAACTCCTAGACCAGACGCTGCAGAACCTCGCGGTCGCGCTCAAGGAAGCGATCGGAGAAAAGCAGGGAATCGCAGGGAACGGCTGGATCGCCACTTGGCGCCAGAACAAGCCCAGCATCAAGACGGACTGGAAGGCCGTCGCAGCGACAGCGGAAGTGCCGCAGGAAGCCATCGACGCCCACACCGCGGAAGTTCCCGGTGCGCGCGTCTTCAAGTTCAAGGGAGGAACAGGGGAATGACGAAAGACACGGCTCAGGCGCTGGCTGCGCCATTTGACGCGAAAGACCTCAAGCAGCGCCCAGGGCGCGCCGGAATGACCTTCACCTACGCGGACGCCAGGGCGGTCGCGCAACGGCTCGATGACGTCCTCGGGATTGAGGGCTGGCAATTTGAAGTCAAAGTCGCGGACCCGGCCCGCTCGGTCGTCCACGGGACGCTCGCAGCGGTCATCAACGGGAAGACCACGATGCGCCAGGACTTCGGCTACCCGAATAGCGCCCAGGACGATGAGCCGCTGAAGAGCGCGGCATCGGACGCGCTGCGACGCTGCGCCGCCCAGTTCGGGGTCGGCAGAAGCCTCTACAGCCCCGAGAAAGGGCACGGGAGCATCCAAGTGCCACCCCAGCGCCCAGCGCCCGTCAGAAGCCCGCAAATCGCCCCTCTAGGGGACGTGAGCACGGACGATCAGAGGCTGCTACAGGCGGCGGTCGCCTTTGCCCAGGACCTCAACGAAGGGGCCTGCAGCCACGGGACGGCTTGGACCTTGAAGCCAGGCGGGATCGCCAAAGCCACGGGGAAGCCCTACGCGCCGTTCTACGCGGCCAGCCACAAAGCCCCGGACGGCACGTGGTGCAGGGAAAAGCCAAGCGCAGGCTGGGTCAACGCCCAGAAGCCGGTCGAGGAAAAGCCGGCGCTGGTCCCAGAAGACACGCTCAGCGAACTGCCGTTCTAGACCAAAGCCTGGGGAGGCGGCGATTGTGTGCCGCCGCCTCCCCGCCAACACGAGAGAGGGGGAAACCAAATGGGACTCTGGATCAAATGGGACGCCAACGCCCACAAAGACGCAACGATCGCCAGCCTCACAGACACCCAGCGCTGGGCATTCATCGTGGCGCTTTCAGAAGCGAAGCAAATGCGCAACGGGGGACGCTTTGAATCGCGCAGCCACCTTGCGGCGGTGCTCGGGGCCAGGCTTGCCAGAGCAGTGCCGGCATTGATCGCCAAGCGATTGCTAACGGAGGATGAGACCGGGCTCGTCGCCGTCTCGAACTGGAGTCGATGGCAAGTCGACCCGACGTCAGGCGAGCGGACGCGTTCCTGGCGAGCGCGGAACGGGGGGCTGGGACGGTTCGGGGACGCTGTAGAGCAGAGCAGAGCAGAGAGAGAGAAGAGAGAGACTCTTACTAAACCGGGAGCGATGCAAAGCGCAGGAGAAATCTTGATGGGGAGGAAGCGATGAGAGTACGGCTCTCGGACGATGAAATTGAGCAGGCGAGAGAGCGCGGACAGCGACTCAAGGAAGTCAATGCGAAGACGAAGGACACACCCGCGTACAGCGACCAAACGAAAAAAGTCTACAAAGACGAAGGGGAAGCGGGCTTCGTGATGTCGATCGCGGAATGCGCCGTCGCCAAAGCCACAGACCGGGAATGGCACGCCAAAGTCTGGCCCGCGGCGGAGCACCATCTGCACAAGGATGAACCGGACGTCGGGCGCAACATCGAAGTCCGCCACGTGACGCAGCCAGGAGCGGGGCTCGTCGTTCGGAAAAAAGATCTCGGGAAGGGAAAGGTGCTCTTCCTTGCCTACCCAGACCCAGAGACCGATTACACGGAAGTCGAAGTCATCGGCTGGCTTTCAGCGGAGGAAGCCTGGGAGCGCGGCAGGGAAGTTGACGATTACCGCCGCGTGCCGCAATCGCAACTCAAGGTGCTCCCGTGAGCAGGAGCGTCGCATTCCTGGGGCCACAGGGGAGCGGGAAGACCACAATCGCGGCGCTCTTCGTTGAGCACCGGGGTTATCAGCGACACGGGATCGCGGACGCGATCAAAAACGTCGCAGGGATGGCGTACAGGGACCTCGGCAAGACGGAGACCCTCGTGCTTGATCGCTACACGGGCCAGACGGTGATCACCGGACGCGAACTGCTCCAGGACATCGGCGCAGCGCTGCGCTCGGTCGACAATAAGTTCTGGCTGCGCGTTTGGCGCAGGGATTACTTTGAACTGCAGCGACACGGCTACGGCGTCGTCGTTGATGACGTTAGGCTCGACGCGGAAGTCGCCTACCTTCGGCTCGTTGACCCGGCGATCTACATCGTCGGACTGCACGCGGACGAAGCCACACGCAGCGCCAGGATGGGAGCACCGCTCAGGGGCACGAGCGACGTCACGGAGCGGGGCTGGACTACGGCGGACCTAGACCTTATCCTCGACACATCGGGGATGACCCCCGAGGAAGCCTACAGGCGGATCACGGATGGGATGGAGGAAACCGAATGAACTTCAGCGAACTGCACGAGAAAGCGGACCGGCTCGGATACACGTTTGACGCGTTGCTTCGCGTTGAAGACGGATACGTCGCCGTGCTCGTCGACCACCTCGGGGGAGAACTTTCCTTCAAGGGGAAAGACACCCAAGACGCGATTGAGAAAGCAATCGAAGGACTCAACCGGGCCATCGAAGCGGTGGCGCTGTGACCTTTGAAGTCATCGGGCTGACGATTGTCGCAGCGCACCTGACGCTCGCATTCCTGGTCGCGCTTTCGCTGCCAGAAGCGAAGCGCAGGGGAAGCGCAGGAGCGGGTAGTATTTACATCGCGGTGGCAATTGCCACGGCGATCTGGATCACACGGAGCCTGCAATGAAAAGAATCGAACGCGCCGCACCGTTCCTGGATGAGCGGGTCATCCTCGTTCAAGAGGGCCCAGACGCCTGGGCGGAGGAGCCGGGAGTCACGGGACGCCCCTGGGCACGGTTGAGCATCCGATACGCAGACGCCGTCGCGCCCGATGGCTGGTTCTTTCTGCAGGAGAGCATCGGGAACCGGAAGACGATCGCGGACTGCCTGAAGAATCAGGCGATCAAAATCCAAGTCGCACCATTCACGCTGAGCGACGGAGGAAGCGCCCTGCTCGCCAGGGTCATCGCCTGATGGGACGCTTCAAGGACAAAGCGATCCAAGAGGGCATCGACCCATCCAAGAGCAGGAGAGGGCGCACCGCGCGCGCCAGAGGGAACGCCTACGAGCGCGAAATTGCGGCGAAGTTGAACGGGAAGCGCATTGGTTGGACCGGCGGGCCCACAGACGTCGCCACAGGCATCTACGACATCCAGTGCAAAGTCGGGGGCTCCTACCCCGAGAGGATTGACGGCTGGCTGCGGAAGGTTCCATTCCGCTACGACAAACTGCGCGCCGTCGTTATCGGAGACTCGCCAGGACCAGGGACAAAGCGGCGCAGCCTGATCGTCTTTGACCTTGAGGAATTCATTGACTTCCACGGGGCGAGCGACCCCGAATGATTGCCGCGCTGCTGGCCCTCACGCTCGCAGCGACACCAGGACTGCCACCAGTGACCCAGAGGGGAATCCCGCAAATCGGCGTGGCCTCTTGGTACGACGCCACCAGGAATAACGCCTGGTACACGCGCGCAGGGAACCGCCACTATGCGGCGGTCGGAACCTTCCGGTGGGGGGACGATCCATACGCCGTCCGAGTTTGCCGGGCCGATGACCCAGCGACCTGCGTGCACGTTCTGGTCACCGATTACTGCGGACGCTGCCACAAGGACATCAAGCGCCCCTGGAATAGCAGGAGCAGGAGCATCGACCTCTCGCCGGAAGCCTTCAGCGCCCTGCGCGGTTTGCGCTTTGGCGTCACCCGCGTCATAATCACAGAACTCACAACGGGGCGGTAAGCGGAGAGGGGGAGGAATGAAGACAGTCCGATCGATCACCGGCGCTTGGATGAAAGTCGTCGCCCGCAACGCATTCCCATACAAGCGACCACGCGGGCGGATTGAAGCGCTGGCGGACGCGCTGCAAATCAGAAGCCGCACCTGCTACGCCTACATCTCGGAAGAGCGACGCGTGCCGGAAGACATTGAGCAGCGCTTTATTGCGCTCTTCGGACCGATCGCGGAAGACGGCTACCGCACCGTGGAAATCAAATACGCCAGGAAGCGCACCGCCTACAACTCACAGGCGGACGGGAAAGAGCGAGTCGCGCCAAAGATTCTCAGGACCAGGAGAGAGGGATGGCGCGAAGGGGCGATGAACGCGGTGACCGTCCTCGCCCAGGACAGCCTCGGCCACATCATCCGCTGGAAGCAGAACCCGCTGACGATCGGGCAGTTGGCAATGCTGGAGCACGCGCTCGATGAAGAGGAAGCGATGCGAAAGTATCCAAAGAACTTCTACACGCTGGCTGCAGACGAAGACTGGGTCGCCACCTGCAACCTCTGCCCATTGATCGGCGCAATTGACGATCGGGAGCGCACGGTGAACGGGCTCCTATTCCGCGTGACGTGCGGATCAGAGTCCTACAAGATCACGGAGGAAGAATGAACGAAGAGACCGTCTGCATCCCCTGCCTCGCCATTCCGGTCTATCGTCCGCTCGCCCTTTGCCTGCAACACGGGCCAAAGCCAGAAAACAGGCGGAAGATTGTCCACGAAGACGCGCACCTGACGCCAGAGCAGCGCAGGGAGCGGTCGCTACAAATGCGAAGGGAACGAAATAAGCGCTGCTACGAGCGCAATAGAGAGCGCAGGAAAGCCCAAATGCGGGCGCGATATTGGCGCAACCAGGAGCGCGAAAAAATCAAGTGGCAGTCCTACTGGAGCGAAAACAAAGACGCCGTCAACGCCAAACGAAGAGCGAAGCGCGCAGCGAAGGGCTAGACTACGGGGACGCCGCCCTCATCCAGGCGGCCCTAAGCCCGCCGGCGGAGTCCTCCCGTCGGCGGGCATTCGAATAGGGGACAGGGGAGGAACCGTGGCGAGACAGGACCGGTGGCGAGCGGTTGAGGGCTGGATCACAGACGCGCAGGAAGCGCTCGGGCTCAGCGAGTGGAAAGTGCGGGTTATTCGGGACGCCTCAGACGTTGAAGCCTGGGCGGACATTGAAGCCCACACGCAGGCGAACACCGCGGACCTCCGACTTGCCTGGGACTTCTTCCGCCAGGACGCCGAAAAGCAACGCCTCGTCCTCACGCACGAACTTCTGCACTTGGTAACCGCCAGGACAGACAGGACCGTTGAAAGCCTTGAGGAAGCGCTCGGGAAAGTCGCCTGGGCCGTTTACGAGCCCCAATACACGGATGCGACAGAGCGAATGACGGAGCACCTCGCCACCATCATCGCGCCCACGCTTCCACTGCCAGAGTTTCCACCGGCGTGACGTTTAGCCGCCCCTGCCTGGATTGCGGGACGCTGACCACGGAAGGAGACCGCTGCCCACCGCACCGGAAAGCGGCGAGAGACCGCTGGTA